TAGAAAAAACAATTAAGTTAATATCTAATAGAGGTTTCACAATAAAAAATGCAATTGATTGGCGTAAGTTTACAAGCGGAGTAATTTAAATGCAACTTAAAAAATCTTACATGTACTATCTCTCTGCTATCAAACCAGAGATGTGTAAAAAGATTATTTCACATGGACTATCTAAAATGGTAGTTGATGAAAGTAAAGGTATATCTAAAACAGCCTCAACCTTTGATGGTAAAGAAAAAGGTGGCACAGACATGAAAGGTAATAAAACTACTAATATTATGACAGGTGGTGCTAATAGAGAACAGCTTGCTAAAAAAGGTATTAATGTAGATACAGCATATGTAAGAGATAGTGATGTTTCATGGTTAAATGATAAATGGATATACGACATATTTCATCCTTATATACATCACGCAAATAGACAAGCAGGTTGGAATTGGCAATGGGACTTTTCTGAGTCATTTCAATTTACAGTATATCATGGTAGAAAAGAAAATGGTGGTTTCTATGGTTGGCATGCTGATGGTTCATCTGATTTTTTAAGTATGTACAAAGCTGCAATAAAAGTAAAAGATAAACCTGTACAATTTAAACCACCTAAAAGAGATGAAAAGGGTTTTGTAATTTTCAGAAAAGATGGTAAACCTGAACCTGATATGAAGGCTGCTGATATTCCCCTTAAACGAGATAAGAAGACACTAGCACCTGGGTTTACTGATAACATATATATGTGGGACAAAGTAAGAAAAATAAGTATGACAGTTAATCTTACAGAACCTAAAAACTATGCAGGTGGTAATTTAAAGTTTGATTTAGGACCTCACGCAGGAAAGAAAAGATACAAAGTGTGTGAAGAAATAAGACCTCAAGGATCAATCATTATATTTCCTAGTTTTACATATCATTGTGTAACACCTGTAACAAGAGGAACTAGATATTCATTAGTATTGTGGAGTTTAGGAAGACCATGGCAATAGATACAGCAAAATTTTACGATAAACATAGATACGTTTTAATTAGAAACTTTATACCACCTATATTAGCAGACTATCTTTATGGTTATGCTATAATGAGAGCAAATAGAGCAAAGACTATGGTCAATTCTAAATGGCCTGGTTATAGAGAAGATGTTGATGGTACATATACAGATAAACAAGTACCCAATACATATTCTTGTTATGCCGACCCAGCAATGGAAACATTGTTACAATATGGTCTAAAAGGTATGAGAGAGATTACAGGTTTAAATCTTAAACCTACTTACTCATATTGGCGACTATATAAAACAGGTGATGATTTAAAAAGACACAAAGACAGACCAAGTTGTGAGGTGTCAACTACATTATGTTTAGGATACGACAATACAAATTTAAAAGGCAAAAAGAATAATTGGCAAAATTATGATTGGCCTATGTGGGTTGATGAAACAGGAGGGTTTGGTAATCCAGGCAAACCTGTTCATATGAAACCTGGTGATATGATAGTTTATAGAGGTTGTGAAATTGAGCATTGGAGAGAAAAGTTTTTAGGTAACAATCATGCTCAAGTATTTCTTCATTATAATAACGTTGATGGACCATATGGTGAGAACTGCGTATATGACGCAAGACCTCATTTAGGTCTTCCACCTAACTTCAAATCGCCAGAGAAACAACAAGCAATGGCAAAAGCAGATATGGAGTTGCATAAACAACGTGGTCAAGGTAGAAAAACTTAATTCAGTATATTTAAAAATCATAGCAGAACCTGATATTAGACGAGAGTTGTCAGACTACTTTTCTTTTGAGGTGCCTGGTTATAGATTTACACCTCAATTTCGTAATCGAGTTTGGGATGGTAAGATACGTTTATATTCATATGCTACAGGTCAAATGTATGTAGGATTGTATCCTTATCTACAAGACTGGTGTAAGAAGAAAAACATAGAAATAGAAGAAATCAACGAAATATTAGTAAATAGGTCGCACACAGCCGCCGATATAGAGGCGTTAGTGAAGTCTTATGAACTCTCTATCACACCGAGGGACTATCAAATTGACGCTTTTAAATATGCTTTAGATTATGACAGAGGACTAATACTATCGCCTACTGCGTCAGGAAAATCTCTTATTGCATATCTACTTGTTAGACATTATCTTAATATGATAAACAACAATATTCTTATAATAGTGCCTACAACATCACTAGTAGAACAATTGTATAAAGATTTTAAAGACTATGGTTTTGATGTAGAAAACAATGTTAGTAGAAACTACCATGGGTATAAGATAGAAGAAGGTAAACGAATAGTTATCTCTACTTGGCAATCATTATATAAATTACCAAAAACTTTTTTCGCTAACTTCGGTGCCGTTATTGGTGATGAAGCCCATTTATTTAAAGCAGTATCGTTGACTAAAATAATGACGAAACTGACCGATTGTAAATATCGTATTGGTATGACTGGAACTTTAGATGGTACTAAAACCCATAAGTTAGTTTTAGAAGGTTTGTTTGGTAGAGTAAACAAAGTTGTAACAACAAGAGAACTAATAGATAAAAAACAACTTGCCGATTTAAAGATTGTATGTTTAGTTTTAAAACATAGTGAGTCTGAAGCAAAGTCTATATATGGAGAGAAGTATCATAAAGAGTTAGAATATTTAGCTCAAAGTGAAAAACGAAATAAGTATATTAGAAATCTTGCCACTGCTTTAAATGGCAATACTTTATGTTTATTTCAATTAGTAGAAAAACACGGAAAGGAACTTTATGAAATTATCAGAGATAAAGCAAAAGATAGAGAAGTCTTTTTTGTCTATGGTGGAGTGGATACAGAGCAAAGAGAACGTGTTAGAGAAATTACAGAAAAAAGTGATAACGCTATTATCGTTGCAAGTTATGGGACTTTCTCTACTGGCATTAATATCAGGAATTTGCATAACATTATTTTTGCTAGTCCTAGTAAGTCCAGGATAAGAAACCTACAAAGTATAGGTAGAGGTTTAAGAATAGGTGATAGTAAACAAACAGCTACTTTATATGATATATCAGATGATTTAACTTATAAAGAAAAGAAAAACTTTACGCTTACTCACTTTCAGGAAAGAATAAATATTTACAACGAGGAGGGTTTTAACTATGAAATTCATAGTGTAAACCTAGACAACAATGCACCAACCAACTGATTCAGTAAAAATAATACGACTAGTTTCTGGTGAAGAAATCTGCTGTGTTTTACCTAAAGAACAATTAGAAAAAAAATCTAGCATGTTAAGATTATCTGAGCCTATGCTTATTAAGTATGTGCCTCATGTTACACAACAAGGTATATCAGATTATATTGCTTTAGTTAAATGGGTTGGTTTTACAGATGATAAAATCATTACAATTCCTAAAGATAAAATTCTTACTATTGCAACTGCTACAGTACCATTTACAAAAAGGTATCATGTACTTGTAAGCAGTTTAAGTAAACAACCACAAAAATTGCCCTCTTTTGTAGAGCGTGATTTAAATGAGGAAGATTATGAAGAACTTGATAGATTTTCTACTGAAGATAAAAAAAAACTTAAAGACTCACTTGATAGATTTGAAGAAATGTTTAATATGCCTAGTAAGAAGATTCACTAGCTTAAAAGGTTCCCTGGTGAAGCGCCTACACAGCGATTATACACCCGAGACCAGAAAATGTCAAGCATCCACAACATAAAAGCTTGACTTAAAATATGAAAAAGAGTATAATAATATTATGACTAGAACAAAGAAAAAATCAGAACATTATGTAAATAATAAAGAGTTTTTACAGGCAATGATTGAATATAAGGATCGTTGTGATAAGGCAGATAAAAGAAATAGAAAAAGACCTCCTGTAACTAATTATATTGGCGAATGTTTTTTAAAGATTGCAAACCATCTATCATACAGACCTAACTTTATAAACTATACATTTAGAGATGATATGATTAGTGATGGTATAGAGAATTGCTTACAGTATTTAAATAATTTTAACCCTAAAAAATCAAACAACCCTTTTGCGTATTTTACTCAAATAATCTATTATGCTTTTATAAGAAGAATACAAAAAGAAAAGAAACAGGCAAATATAAAATATAAGATGATTGAGTCTGCAAACATAGACGAGTTTGATGTAATACCAGGTGAAGAAAACTCTGAATACAAAAATCAATTTTTAGAATTTTTAAGAAAGAATAAACCAAGTAGTGAAGAACCAAAGGCAAACGAGATAAAAGTTAAAAAAAGAAAAAGAAGAAATTACTCAAGCGTGGTAGATACATAATGATAAATGACATAGTTATAGTGGGTGGTGGTACCGCAGGTTGGTCTACAGCACATCACTTTATTAATAAAACACACTATAAGACGAAGATAACTGTGGTTGCAACACCAGAGATTCCTATTATAGGTGTTGGTGAAAGCACAACAGGTCGTTTTAATGATTTAATAAGATTAACACCCAACTTAACAGGTGTAAATGAAAAAGATTTTTTAAAAGAAACTGAATCTACTTTTAAGATAGGTATAAAACATAGTGATTGGCACACTATAGGTAAATCTTTTTATTCTCCTATTGGTGATAACTATTCTAATGATTTAAGATATCCACA